CCAATCTTTATTATATACCTTTTATGCCGTAATGTCTACAATCTCACAATTTCCATCGGAAGTACAGGCTAAAGTCTGTGTTCCGCTAGTTCCATCTTCAGTTTCATAGAAAGATAAATCTTCCCATCGAATTGACGACGGCATCTTTGCAAGAAGTTCTAGGTATTCTGTTTCTGTAACTTCTTGATACGGGGCCTGCTTATATGAGTGATCTGAATGCGGCAGGAATGAAATACCTGATACCTCGTCAAAATGCTTATATACCCAAGCACCTACTTCCATCCACTCATCTTCTTTGACAGATACAGTAATAGATGGCTTATGCTCACACCATTCACGCTGATATACAAGCCATGTATTTAAATGATCAATTGCTGTAAGGTCATCACGCACAATTGCACCTTCTGGTGCTTTTACAGGAAATGAAAATACATAAGTATCATTTGGCTTCATAAAATCATCTTCTACTGGAATTCCAACTTCTTTTAGAAACGTAGATAGTGGATCTTTCTTATCACCACGAACTGTACGGATATAATATGGAGAATGCCATGCATGCATTCCTGAAGATACGCCAGTTAACTGTGAAACAGTTCCTGATGGCTTAACGCAGGTAATTGCTGCTGAAGGATTAATTCCAATCTTTGTAGCCTCATCAAGATTTTTCTCTCTTGCTAAATCACGGATTTGAGAAAGGAACTTGCCTAATTCTTCTAGGCTCTCTTTTCCAGACATAAACTTATGTCCAAATTGTCCAGTTAGAGAAACTCCAAGTAGGCGTTCTTCTTCTGTGTTATCTTTCCATACCTTACGAAGATACTTAAAATCTGTAAGTGTAGATTGCCATGTTCCAAGAATGGTGGCTAGTTCTACTTTGCGCTGAATATCCTTCTTAGTATCATTCTCACGAATTACAACTTCAGAAAGGTTGCAAAACTGGTAAGGTCGGAGAATAATCTCTGAACATGGGTTGGTTCCGTAATGGATTTCAGGGTCTCTACGTCCCCATCTTGCTGCCTGCTTTTGAGCAGCAGCCACATTGTATATGCCTCGTTCTCCTGATTTAGAATCATATAAGTTTTTCCATTCTGCTATAAACTGCTCCATTTCTGGTTTGCGAGAATATGCTACTGAGTTATTTGATAAAGCTCTTTGTGAATTTTTTTCCCACCAGTTACCTGATTTAGCTGCTGCCATCTCAATGTCATTAATATTAGACAAAGAAATCATTGCTGACCTGCGAACTCCGCCAACTACAACAATTTCACCAATCTTACACATTATATCGTGAGCCTCAATAGGCTTCAACTGACGACCTGCTGCTGCTTTAAACTTTGCAATTGTAAAATCAAAAAGATTTACAAGTGGTTGTGGTCCTGATGAACGACCACCCATTGTCTTAAGACGAGCACCTGCTGGACGAAGCTTTGATACATCAATTGCTGGAATTTGTCCTGCCCAAAGCATTGCAAGGAGTTCACGATAGGCTTTTGCCCAACCAGTCTTTGAATCTTCAACTACAATAACAGTTGTAGACTTTTCAAATGATTCTGGAACGGCAGGAAGTTTATTAACATACTTGTACTCAACAGAGAATCCTACACCAGTTCCACACATAAGAATATACATTGTTTCATCAAACGAACGTGGATTATCTACTGGAACAAATGAGCAGTTATATCCTGCAACATGGTCTCTATCAAGAGCAGCACCTGCAGTCATTACTGAACGCATGGATGGCATAACGTTACGATTGTAAACTGCATCCTTAAGTTCTTCTACAATCTTTGCAGATGGCTCATAGCTATATCTCTGAAAAAGATGATCAAGCATAAACGCAAAATATCTATCTACTGTTTCACCCCAGGTCTCACGGCGATTCTCTTCTGGAATCCATCTTGCATATCGTGATAAAGCAATAAAGTTTTCATAGGGGTTTTCAATAATTTTTGACATTTTGTGTATAAAGCTCCTTCTCCGCCTTGCGGGTTAATTAAAAATTTTAATAGATACCAATTCTACCAAACTTTAATTAATGTGGGAAGGGGTTTTAAAATTTTTCTTCTAAATGTTTAAATACATTCTTAGTCAACTTAATCCAATTGTATTCTTCATGAATTTCAGTCGACTGAGCAAAGTAATAACCAGAGTATGCTTTAAAATCATTTGCAGCATCATACATTTGATCTTCTAAATGTTTTCTATCTGGTTTATAAAAAGAACCAATATGTGGATCTCCTACTGCTTTAGGAACTCCTTCTACTTCCGCTTCTGTAAGTCTAGACTTCAACTTTAGAGGTCCTAGATAATCTTTATAATGTGACCAATCATAAGTTGAAATAACTGGCATACCTGTTGCTAAACCTTGAAGCGGTATAAAGCCAAAACCTTCTCCCCAACTGGGATAAACTAAAACGTGGTGGGAATGATAAAGATTAACTAATTGCTCTATAGGATACTCTTGATCAATAATCTTTATATTGTTATAAATCTTTTCTGGTTGTACCAACTCTCCACGATCATTATAAAGTCTAATTGTATGAGGTCCATGAGATTTTATAGTTAACTGATAATTAGGATTATTTCCAAATAACTTACCAAAAACTTCTACAACCAGCTGCCCATCTTTTCTAGGTGCAGGTTCTCCTAAATGTAAAAATTTTAATGGCTGTCCTTCTTTTAAAACTCTTTTCTTAGGTTTCCAAATATCTTCAATTCCATGTGGATAAACATAAATTGGAGAAGTAACTCCATTACTTTTATAAACATCTGCAACCCAATCTGACGTAGCCCATATTTCATTACATAGATTCATTCTATCTTTCCACTCCGCCCTTATTTTAGTGGATTCCCATGGAGTATATCCAATTTGATATTGATTTTTATGTAATTTGTAATGATGTGGTTGTGTAAAATTTAATTGAAATTGTGCTTTTGAATTTGCAAAATCTACTTTATGTCCTAATTCTTGCAAAGATTTAACTATATTTTGTCCAGCATAACCAAATCCCACGGCTGGATTTAATCCAGCTTTAATTGTGTAATAAGATATATGCATTTAATTCCTAGTCAACTGGCTTGACAGCCCCATACCGCCAATGCTATTATTATAGTTCGTTATCTCTATAGGAGGAAATGCCCATGGAGAATATCAAACAACGTTTGAGCGAAGTTGCTCATAGTTGGGTGCATATAGGAATGATAACATTATTTCTATTTGGTGTCCAGCCATCAGCAATAGAAACTCAAGCAAATGCTTTAACAACGCAAGTTGTTAAAGAAGAAACAAAAAACGAAAAACAACTGAAAAAAGAAACGCTGGAAAAATTCAGCAACACTGTATACAAGCCTTCGGAGATGCTTACAGGTTCAGAGTTAAAAGAATTACTCTGGGCAGTAGGTTTTGAAGGAAAAGCCCTTAAAACGGCTTGGGCTATTGCTAAGACAGAGTCTAATGCTAGACCTCTAGCTTACAATGGTAACAGGAATACTGGAGACAGTTCCTACGGAATTTTTCAGATTAATATGTTGGGACAACTCGGCATTGATCGAAAAGAGAAATTCGAACTGAGGTCAAATATACTTTTATTTGACCCCGTAGTAAACGCAGAGATAACGTATTACATGACACAGGGCGGAACAGACTGGAGTTCATGGTCGTCAATGAAAACAGGGGCGATGAAAGAGTGGTTAGAAAAATTTCCTAACCAATAGGAATGGAGAAGTCATTGAAGATACAAACAGTATCTAAATATTTGGCTTTAGCAGAGGAAGGCCTTGTGTCTAAGCTGGAATGCCCAGTAGACCAGGGCCTTCTAATGCCTAATTTAGATTTAAATGATACAATTTATTTATATTGTCTATCTTGCAAATATAAAAACAGTATGGGGTTAGAAGTCTATGAAAGAATTGAAAGAGCCGTCCGAGAAAATACAAACTGACGGCGGACAAATAAAAGAAACAGACGCTATGGGTCGAGAGAAATTTTGGGAAGACCTAGGAAGACCAAATGACTGAAAAAGAAGAATCACAAAATATTGAAGATAACCTAGATATGGTTAATTACATCATGCTACATCGTATTTATGACATATTAACAATTATTGCAAATAAGCTGGTGGGACCAGAAGACACATCCAAACTTATACAATATCATGATCAAGGATTTTTATTGGGTCCCACCCCATCATTTACACCACAAGAATCTGACGAAAAGTAGTTGAC